CGGCCGCGCAATCAGTCCCAGTAGCTCAATTGGATAGAGCATCCCCCTCCTAAGGGGAAGGTTGTGAGTTCGAACCTCGCCTGGGACGCCATATATTCCGCGCCTTCCAGCACTTTTCACCTTCTTGAACACTGCGCCCATGGGTGCAATGTGGGTGCAAAAGAAAGCCCCGTCAGCGCGAAGCATAACGGGGCGGTTCCCCTGATCCAGACTCACTCTGGTCAGGATCTAGCGCAGCCTCTCGCCGGCTAGATGGTGTTGGCTGTCGCCGGCCCCGGATATCTCTAAGGAATAGGCCGCACAGCGTGACGGGGTTTTACTGAATCGAGGCACTACCCGTCTAATCCTCGTCCTGGCTATCCCGTAGGCCGCCCAGGCCGCGGTAAAAACTATTTGATGGCCGTGACCTCGCAAAGCAGGGTCATCTCGGACATATCGTTGTTCGGCAAGATGGCTTTCACGTTGTACTGCTTGCCGTGGTAAATCAGCCGCCATTCGGTCGTTAGGTCGGCGCGGTACGGCATCGTTACCTTCGCGCTAAGCAAGGTCTGCAACTGAGCGGCGGAAAAATATTCATCGCCCGACACGCTATCGACTGCGGCCCATTCGGTCGCGATGGTTGACCAGCCCTCTTGCCAGCCCCCCATACCATCGGAAACGCGGGTCAGCTTTTGGAGTTCCATCGGGTGGCGGCGGCGTCCAATTCTCATCACAGCACCGCCATGGAACGATAAGGGGCCAGCAGCAGCGTATAGGCCGTGCCTTCGTACAGGATGCGGTCGGCTTGGCGCTCGCGGTTGATGTACAGGTCAGCGGTCAGCAGCAGCACGGCGGCTTGAATCGGTTCAGGCATCGGATCGGGCAGATCGTCGCCCAGGTATTCCTCAACGTGCCGGGTGGCGGCGTCCAGGTACAACTGAATCAGCCCGTCTTCCAGGGCGTGCATAACGCGCAGATGCTGCTTGGCTTCGGTCACGGTAATCATACGAAGAACACCTCGGTATCAATTTCAATGGGGGCGGCTGCGGCTTGGGCGGCGCCCATTGCCATTGCTAGGGCTTGCAGGCCGTCGATGCGGCCAGTGCGGCGGGACTTGTCCAATTTGCGCCCCCCGCTAGGGTCTTTGGTGGCGACGGCATTCGCGGCGCACATACTCAGAACCGGGTGGTTGCCGTGGGCGAGGCGTCCGTTCAGCAGCTCGGCTTCCAGGGCGTCGAGTGCCGGGGCCATATCCTTGAAGCCCTGCCCGAACGGCACTAGCGGCAAGTCGAGGCCCAGGCGTTCCAGCTCTTTCTTGAATATGTCCATCCGCCAGCGGTCGAAGGCGACTGCCTGAATGTCCACGTCCGCCAGGATCTCGGCCATCTCTGCGGCCACGAACTCATAGTCCACCGTCGCGCCGGGTGTCGTGCGCAGATAACCCTCAGCGGCCCATTGGTCATACGGGGCGCGGTCCTTCTTGGCTCGCTCGAATAGACCCTGTTCCGGCGTCCAGAAGAACGGGCGAACCTGCCAGACGCCAGCGGCCTTGCCGATCAGCACAAGTGCCGTCAGGTCGGTACGGGCGGACAGATCCAGGCCGGCATATACGGGACCGTCGAACGGCTCTGGCTCGGCATCGCAGGCCATCCATACGTCAGGGCTGATAAACGGGCTGTCCAGGCTCACGCGCTGGTTTAGCAGCAGGTTGCGGGCCGTGTTGCTCATGCTCGGCATACGGGCGGCTTGGGTCATCTGCTCGCGTAGATCGTCCTCGGAGCGGAACAGGCCCAGCGCCGGGTTGGCGGCTTTCCAGGCGTCTTCATCTAGCAGGTCGCAGCCCTTCGGCGCGGTGTACAGGTGGCAGACGATGCGCGGGTCTTTCGAGCGTTTGGCATCGTCGATCCACTGCGAGAATAGATCAGCGTCGGATGCCGCTTGCGTGCTGATAGCGATCAGCAGCGGGTTCTCATGTGCGCCTTGGCTGGTAGTGATCGCG